TTTTTATGCTCAATTATCAGGGCGCAATATCAATAAAACAGACTTTAAATTTTTATAACATGGCAAAGGATCCGGCAGTACTTTTTTATTTTCAAGACTTCTTAGTAGGTACGGAGTTTATGACTGATGACGAAGTTGGTAAGTACATCAGGATACTTTGTCACCAGGCGGACAAAGGTGCGTTAAGTGAGTTGCAGTTAAAAAGTATTTGTAATGGTGGAGTACCGGCAGCAGTTATGGAAAAGTTATCACAGAATGGAGAGGGAAAATATTACCAAAAAAGGATGCAGGAGGAAAGGGAGAAGCGGATTAATTATAGCGAAAGCAGGAGAATAAACAGGAGTAAAAAGAATATTAAGATATGTAAAACATATGATAAACGTATGGAAAATGAAAATGAAAATATAAATAAAGATATAATTAAAAGTAAAAAGGGGAATTATAAGGGGGAAAAAGAAATGTTTGATATTTTTCGTAAAGAGTATCCCGGGACAAAAAGAGGTTCAGATATTGAATTTACAAATTTCATTAAAAAGCATGAAGATTGGAAGGAAGTTTTGCAAATACTATCACAAAGATTGCAATATCAAAAAGAAGCTCGCCAGTTAAGAAAGGAGAATAAGCTATTTGTACCGGAATGGAAACATCTGCAAACATGGATTAATCAAAGGTGTTGGGAGGATATTATAAATACTGAGGAATAATGGAAGATGAAGAAGAAATCAGAATAGAAATGTTTAAGACATTTTGTAGATTACATCCTATTGAAGCTTATGATTTGGATTCGATGATGTTTTGTGAATTTATGAGAGAAGAAGGTTATAATTTAACGAATAAGGAAATTGAAAATTTAATTAATGAATCAAGGTAAATGGAGGATGAAGAATTATACCAAGTAAAAAAGTCTCATATAACGAAGATTGAGGACAATAGTACTTACCAGGCTTATTCTAATAACCAGGTTAAAGATGTGCCAGTTGAGGATATGAGTTTGTTATTAAAGCTTTTTCTTGACAAGGCAGCAGTAAATATGGGGAAGGAGAGTTATGATAAACCGGAATCTACAAAGGAATCAATACTTGAATTTCTTTATCGTGATTTTGGCACTTTACAGGTAGTGTATATCGGTTCAGCTATTATCCGGGGATCTCTGGGTAAATATGGTGCAGGACGGTTGGTTCCAAGTACAGTTTATCGTTGGTTTAATGAAGTAAGCCTGGAATATGAGCGTAACAGGCGACATGAAAAACTGGCTCGTAGGGAATATGATTTTGCATTTGATTTGCAAAAATATCCACTTGGGTCTGCGATTAATAAAAAAATTGAATGGTATAAGAGCGGGCAGATATCCATTGATGAATGGGATAATTATCCTTTGAAAGCTATCGCTGAGAAGATTGCACAGGGCGTAAATGTGACTTTTGAAATGTTTAAATTAAAATAAAATGAGAACAAGGCAGATTGAAAAAATGGTTGCTAATAAAGATAGATTATCTTATTCACAAAAACGTGAATTAGCCGAAGGAATATTAAACAATAAAAAGGCACGCGAAACCGCCATTATTGGTGCTTTATTTCAGGACAATTTAGCTTTAGCTATTGAATTAATGATTTATAAAAAAGAACAGAAATGATACTAAGATTATTAATTATCGGAATCGTACTTGCAGTTATAATATTTATAGTTGCAAGGCATCTCGGCAGTGTTTTATTATTTGCCGATTATGAGAAGGAATACAGGGAGCTTGTTGAGCAATTGGATAAGCCAATAACAGCTACACGAGCTAAATGGATTAGAGATAGATTTGAGAAATTATCTTATTATAGATGTAGAGATGATGAGCGGCTGGATGTTTTATTCCGGCAATTTATCAGGAAGTATAGAGATATGGCATTAGTGGCATGAAAAACTTAAAAATCAAAAAAGATGTATCCACCAACAGATATAGCACTTAAAGTTAGAGATAGATATTTATTATCAGCTAACATGCCAGGGAAAATTGTTATAGATAAGATTGATATTAATCGAAATCTAATGAGGAAAATGAGCTTTGGAGAGAAGGTTAATTTTATATCCAAAAAAATATATAATGAGATAGGTGTCCATCCTTTTAATAATACGAAATATCGGGGAAGGGATCATGTTGTATCACGTCAATTACTAATGTATTTTTTACATAATTATACAAAAATAAGTGATAATAAAATAGCGGGATTATTAGGGAAGGATCATGCAACTATTAATCATGCATTGAAAACAATTGAGAATTTAAAAGATACAGATAAGGAATTTGCTGAACAAGTTTCAAGAATTGATGAGATTGTAAAAAAGAAAATACAGGTGTGAGAACTGGCCTGTGGCAGAGATTATTTTGAGATTAAGTGTACTGGTATGCTGCGTGAGGCCAGCGGCACCTGAAAAAAATAGATAGTTATGAAAAAGCAAATAGTTTATGTACCAGTAGAGATTAAATCTCAAAATGATTTGCCGACAAAGGATGGGTATTATTTTGTCAATGTTGGGGATAAGTATGATATACCGGAAGATGTATTTAGGTGGGAAAATGGTAATGATAGGATTAAAAGAGATTGGCTTGATATTGATTGGTATCTTCAGCCAGTTGAGATGCCGACAGAGGCAGAAATGAAAAAAGCTGCTGAAGAATTTGAACAGGAATCTTCTTGTGGATTTTCAGCCAAAGGATTAATTAGTGATGAATTTTATCAAGGTACCAAATGGTTTAAAGACAAACTAAAATGAAAAAAGCTGAAGGATTTGCAATAAACGAAGAGGAAGATCATTGGATTGTTAATTGCCCGGATTGTGAAAAGGAATTTGAATATACAGGATATTTTGATTCATCCGATATTACTAAATGTACTGGTTGTGGATGTAATTTTGTTACAATAAAAGTATGGATAAATGATGAAAGTTATATCTATTAAAGACTAATTAAAAAATAAAACAATGAACAAAAAGACTAATCATGGAACTATACAAAAAAGTTGAGATTAAGTCTCAAGAGAATTTGCCAGAAAAGAGTACAGAATATTGGGCACATTTTGTTTCTAATTTTAGAGCATTGGCATTAGTTAAGGGAATTAATTTAAAGAGTGGTGAATTTGACTGGTACTTACAGCCAGTTGAGATGCCGACAGAGGAAGAAACAGAAGAAGCTATTAAGGAACTTGGCAAAGAAAGTACAGCGCCCGATAAAGAAACTCCTGATTGGATGTTAAGTGATATTCGCAGAGGGATTAATTGGCTCAAAAACAAATTAACGAAAACATGAATGATATTTTTGGAAAAATAAAAAAAGAACGAATTTATCAGGATGGAAAATGGGGAGAACAAAATCATATTCCTGTAATTTGGATTTCGATATTAGGTGAGGAATTTGGTGAGGCAAGTAAAGAAGCTCTTGAATTTCATTTTGAAATAGATGATCTTGAAAGGAAAATGAAATTATTTCAATATCGTAAAGAACTTATTCAAGTTGCAGCTGTAGCAATTGCGGCTATCGAAAGCCTCGAAAGAAATGAATTAAAAACATAACAAAATGAATCAGACTAATCACTAATAAATAAAGTCATGGATATAAGAGAAAAAATTAAACAACAGTTAAATCATTTGAGAAATTATGAGGATTTAGATTATCCAGGTTTAAGAACATTAAAGATAATTGAAGATCTTGTTGATCAATTAAATGATAAAATTGTTGAGAAGGAACTGCAAGAGCAGAAGCCTCAAAAGACAGCAGAGGAAATATTAACAAAATATTCTGATGGCAGTTATACTCAATTTGAAGGTTATGAAAATATTCTAATGGCTATGGAAGAATATGCTTCTCAATTTCAGCAACCAAAGATTACGGATGAATTAGGATTAGATAATTCTTGGCCTACAAAAGATGTATTAGCAAAACTTATATGGGCATCAGAATATCTATTAAATGAAATGTCTTATGATGGAGATAATTACGAAGAAATATCTATATGTGTGAAAAGGGGTAAAGAAATATTGAGAACTATAAGTAATACTAAAAAGATTACGGATGAAGAAATTGAGAAATGGGCGGACAAATGGGAATTAAATGATAAAGTATTTGAAGATACAATAATGCCTTTTTTTAAAATAGGATTAATTGAAGGTGCAAAGGCCAACCGTGATAATGAGATAAAAGAATGAAATATGAAAAAAATTAAACAGCAAATTAAAGAAATATTCAATTCCTCATTTTATGGACATCCATCAAGAGAAGAAGATGTAAAGCTCAAAAAGGCTATATTATTTTTAGCTGATGAGATTGATAAATTATATTTCTTGCGTGGGATGGATAAGATAATAAAGAGGAATGATTTGGATGAGATAAAAGATAATGAACAAAAAGAATAATCATGAAAAAACTAATAATCTGTATATTACTAATTATAATTCCTTTCCTTTGCATTGCGCCTGTAATTTCAGCAAGTGAAGCAGAGCAATCCAAAAAAAGGTTATTTATAGAGTTTCTACGACAACGATATAACAGAGAGCTTGATCGTTTTGCTCGTGATCTGGGTTATAAGGAATCCAGTAATGACTGGAAAACAATGAACAGTATCAACTGCATGGGAGAGTATCAATTTGCTTATCCGACATTAAAACGGTTAGGTTATTCGCATATCACTCCAAAGAGCTTTTTAAAGAATCCCGGGATATTCCCTCCTGAGATGCAATTAGAAGCCCTCAAACAGCTAATAAAGCTTAATTCAGTATATCTGTCATCAATGAATAAATACATCGGGAAAACGATTAAAAACGTGCTTATAACACGTTCAGGCTTGATTGCAGGAGCTCACTTGGGAGGAATAGGTGGAATAAGGCGGTTTTTGGAGACTGACGGAGCGGTGAATTGCCAGGACATGAATGGGACAAGCATTTCAGATTACATAAAAGAATTTGCATTTTATAAAATTTAAGCTATGAAACGGATATTAAATTGGGCAATATTAATTCTGGGATTACCATTATGGATTGTCTTAGGTGGTTTACTGACATTAATTATTTTAATTGTCGATGATTATCGGGAGCGACATGAAAAAAACATACCAATAGATGTTTTTGATAATGAATAATACTTAAATTTGTAATATGAAAGTAATTGAATTGAGACTCGGGAATTATGTTTTATATGGTAAACATATAATTACTGTATATAATATACATAGAGATATTATTAATTATGCTCATGCACAAGGAGCAGATGATGGGGATTTAATAGAATCTTTAACTGGCATTCCCTTAACCGAAGAATGGTTATTAAAGCTTGGATTTGAAAAGCCATTTAATGTTGTCCTTAATGAATATTATCCTGATTATTCATTTAATCATTTCCATGTTGATCTGAAAATCGAAGATAATATGTCTGTTTGCTATATATATTGTATAAAAGGCAGTTTTAGATTTGTCAATTATCATGTCCATCAACTCCAGAATCTTTATTTTACATTGACCGGGGAAGAGTTGATAATAAAAGAATAGTTAAATAATCAGAAGGTGCGAATCTTCTTTGTACCCCAGGATGGGACATTCCTGGGCTTGGCCTCCAATTAAAGGGGGCTTTTTTATTTTATACACAACACATTACATGCTTTATCAACAGGATTTTAATCCATTCTGTTGAAATCTTTTTAGGAAAATATTTGCACAATTCAAAATATAGTTGATTATTTAGAATTAGTCTAATTAAAAATTAAGATTTATCTATTATGGCAGGAGCTCCAGAGGGAAATAAGAACGCTGAGAAATGGACAAAGTTAGAAGCTGAAACATTATTCGAAAAAGCTTTATCAAAGTCAACAGTTGATGAATATGATTTTATAGGAGAGATAGCTCGTGATCTTAATATTTGCAGACAAACATTCGATTATTTGTCAAGAAAATTCCCATCATTGAAAGATGTTCATAATAAAATACTTAGCAATCTTGAGGCTAATTGTTTTAGTCACAGCAAAAAAGGTAAAATCAAAGAAGCTACTGCTATTGTCAATTTAAAGTCTAATTATGGATGGACTGATAGGACTGATATAAAATCAGGGGGTGAGTCATTAGCTAAAATTAAGATAAGTTTCAAAGAATGATTCGAGAGATTGAAATAGAAAAGCTCCAGCTTACGGATTATCAGAAAGCGATTATTTATTCGCCTAAGCGGTTTACTGTAACTGAAGCTGCCACGAAAGTAGGCAAAACATTAAGTCATCTATACTGGTTGTTTGAACAGGCTCATCAGGGACAGTCAACTTACGAATACTGGTGGGTAGCTCCTGTCTATTCACAGGCAGAGATAGCATTTAAAAGGCTTTTGCACAAGGTTATTGAATCAGGGGCTTATGGTATTAATATGTCAAAATTAGCAATCACCACTCCAATAGGTACTGTTATAACATTCAAGTCAGCCGACAATCCTGCTACACTTTACGGGGAGAATGTCCACGCATTTGTTTTTGATGAATATTCACGTGCTAAGGAAGAAGCCTGGTTTGCTCTTCGTACAACGGTGACTTATACTAAGGCGAAAGGCAAATTTATAGGTAATGTAGTTGCCCGCAATTGGGCGTGGAATTTGGCACGTAAAGCCGAGTATGGTCTTGATCCCGATTTTGAGTATTTCAAAGTGACGGCTCATCAGGCAGTAGAGTCCGGTATATTATCGGCAGAAGAAGTTGAAAGGGCAAGGAAGGATTTACCGGCCCGACAGTTTAAGATGTTATATGAGGCTGAATTTACAGAGATTGAGGGTGCTCTATGGACATGGGACCTTATCGAACAAAGCCGGATGAATAGTCATCCTGATCTGGTTCGTATTGCCGTTGCTATTGATCCGGCTGTGACCTCGACAAAAGAAAGTGACGAGACAGGGATTATTGTCGGAGGCGAAGATAAAGACGGTGCTTTTTACATAATTGAGGACTTGAGTGGGATTTATACACCACAGGTATGGGCTACTAAGGCACTTATGGCTTATGAGAGATGGAAAGCTGACAGGATAGTTGCTGAAGTGAATAATGGAGGCGACCTGGTGGAGACTGTCTTACGGAATATTGATAAGTCAGTAAGCTATCAGAAGGTAAATGCTTCGCGAGGCAAAGTCCGCAGGGCCGAACCGGTAGAGGCTCTTTATGAACAACAGCGAGTGCATCACGTAGGATCATTCCCTAAACTGGAAGATCAGATGACAACCTATACGGGGGATGTTAGAGACCAGTCACCGGATAGGATGGATGCGCTGGTATGGCTTGTAACTTATCTGATGGGCAATAAAAAAGAAAATGATTTTTGGATAGTATAATGGCTTCAGTAAAAGAAATATGGCAGCGTTTGACGGGTAAGGATCCCAATCCTTTGGATCAATTTCTTCTACAATGGATGGCAACTAATGCTATTTATCCTGATCAGGGCGAATCAACACATCTGAGTAACTATACGGACAATAACAATGTTTTTACGGTTATTAATAAAATAACTGAACCGGCTTCAACGGTCCCGGTTTATCAATATGATGCTAAGGGTGAAGAGGTGGCAAATGGCAAGATGATAGCACGGTTGAATAATCCCAATCCCTATCAGTCTCGTAATGAGTTTATCGAAGCAGCTATGACATTTTATCTGATCTTCGGCAATGCATACACAGCAGCAGAGATACTTGAGAACGGGCTTAATGCCGGTTCGGCCGGACGGTTAGATCAATTGCCCCCTCAGTGGATTGCTATTAATCTGGGGACTTATTTTGATCCAATCAGGGGTTATTCGTTTTATCCGTTTGGTGCAAAAAATACACCTGTTGATTATGAAAAAGAACGGATACTGCACTGGAAGGAGTTTAACCCCGATTATGATTCGATGGGTGGTCATCTTAAAGGCATGAGCCGATTAAGACCATTACTCAAATCTGTTATTGCCAATAATGAATCGTATAATACTATGGTCAAGGCCATGCAGAACCAGGGAGCCTGGGGCATACTGACAATGTTGGGCGAGGAAGGTAAGGGAATGGATTTGACTAAACCGCAGGCGGCAGAGTTAAAAACGAGATTTCGTAGAGATGCATCGAGTGGCAAACTGACGGTGACAGGTAAACTTACCAAATGGGAACAGATAGGTCTATCGATGGTTGAGCTGGAAGTAATAAAAGCACTTGGCACATTCAAAGGTGATCTGTATGATGCTTATAATGTACCTCCACAGCTTTTTGCCGGCAGTCAGGACAGGACTTACAATAACTACAAAGAAGCAGAACGGGCCTTATGGGCTAATGCTATATGTCCTTCACTGGATGCTTTCCTCAGTAAGTTATCACGCTGGATGGCCCCGATGTTCAAAGAGGAAGGACAATACTTACAGGCTGATTATTCGGGTATTGAGGCTTTACAGAAGAATGTTGCTGAGATGATAGCATGGATGGTGCAGGCCCGGTCATTCACAAAAAACGAAATACGTGAGGCAGTCGGATATGATCACATGGATGCACCGGGCATGGACGAAGTATATGATATGGCAGGTATGATGCCCGTAAGTTCTCTGGGTAGTATGCCTGAGATGCCATTAACGGAAGAGGTTTTAAAAGCATTGAAGATAAATGATTATCGTCATGCAGTTACAAATTGATGAGACGATAAGACGTTCTTTTA